TTTCGTTAATCTGTTTTTGATCTTTTACTTTATTGTTTATAGTAATAGAACCGTTCATATTGGTTCTACCTAAAACACCATCTTCTTCCTCTACAAAATATATTGGAGTATTGTCTATGTTATATGGTGATTTTATTTTAAAACTCATTTGTCTTTTTTGTAAGGGAAAACCTCGTTTAGCTTTTCTTTTCTTTTACCACATCCGCAACCACCAGGTATTTTATCAGCTAATACGTTACCAATAGTAGCTCCGGCTACACCACCAATTCCAGCACCTGTAACTTTAGCAGCACCCTTAGCAGCTCTTTTGCCTAATGATTTTTTTCCTCTTGGCTTTGGTGCTGCTGCTTCACTTTGTACAGACTCTTCTTTTACAGCGCTAGAATACTTTTCTTCTTCGTAGGAAGATTCATCATCTTTCTTCTTTTTCTTAGGATCTAGCTCTGGCTCATGAAATCCATCAGCATTAGCTGGGCCTCCGTCATCAAATACTTTACCAGTAACGCCTTCTTTACCGTGCTGTTCTAAATCTTGTGCGCCTGGACCAGATTTTGTAGGTAAAACCATATCCTCATTATAAATTTTAGCGAGATCGTCGATATACTTCTTAGGCATACTAATATTTATAGTTACTGGGCATTTATTTTATATTTTTAGTTCGAATAATCCATTATAACCGTAATATTTGTTCCCATTGTTAATTTCTCTACTTGCTTTTTCATATACGAGTTTATCATGTTCTGTATGTGTAAAATTAGTAAATAGTTCTCCATCTTTAGTACAGGTAAGAGTTATAGGTTTAAAATCTGGATATCTTAATGTTAAGTATATACTTGACCAATGATCTACATAGTGATGCTTAAACGCTTCACTTAAAATTCTACCAGCAAACTCTTCCTGTATAATTTTTTTGTGTAAACATGGTATATATAAAACATAATATCTAAAACCATGTGGTGTTTTTATTGCAGGGTAACTTATATGTATATTAAAAATATGAGACTCTGGATATGTATTAGGTAATTGTTTAAAACATTCCCGCGGGTCCTTTACTAAAAGTATGTCATCAGTTAAAAGACATATCCAATCATATGATGTATGCTTATATCCTTCATTATAGTTTTGAACTGATGTTTCTAGATTAGTATGTATATATTTTACACTACTATCAATGTCATCATATAATCGTTCACTTGTAAAAATTATTTCATAATTATCAACACAAACTTTTTTGACAGCTTCTATAGCTTTATTAATATAACAACTATCTCTTTTTGAAGTAATAATAAAACTTATTTGTGTATTCGACATAATGTGTTAAATATATTTAAATGCCGAAAAAGCAAGAAGATGATAAGTTTTATCTAGGCAATAAAAATTTACCTAGACCTGATCAGGAGTTTGAATGGACTCCTAAGATGGTAAGAGACTTAAAGAAGTGTAGACAAAATATTCTTTATTTTGCTGAAAACTATTTTTATATTGTTAACCTAGACCGCGGTAAAGAAAAAATTAAACTACATGCATGTCAAAAAAGAACATTAAGAGATTTAAGAGATAATAGATTTGTAACTTTATTAGCTTCCCGTCAGGTTGGTAAAACAACTATGATGACAATCTATTGTTTATGGATAGCAATCTTTCAAGAAGATCAACGCATATTAATCGTGGCTAACAAAGAGCAAACAGCAATTAATATTTTTAAACGCGTGAGACTTGCGTATGAAAGTTTACCTAATTTTTTAAAAGCAGGTGTTGTTGAGTATGGCAAAACAGCAATGACCTTAGCAAATGGTTCTAGTGTTGGTATATCAACCACCTCATCAGATGCTGGTCGTGGTGATTCTTGTAATGTGCTAATTCTAGACGAGCTTGCATTTATTGATAACCATCTTGTACAAGACTTTTGGAAATCAGTTTTCCCTATTATTTCATCTTCCAAGAAGTCTAAAATCTTTATAGCGAGCACGCCTAATGGTACAGATAATCTTTTTTATGAACTCTATAGCAATGCTGTGAAAGGAGTTAATAACTGGAAAGCTACAAGGATTGATTGGCATGAAATACCAGGCCGAGATGAAAAATGGAAAGATGATACAATCAAAGCTCTTGGCTCAGTAGAAGCATTTAATCAAGAGTTTGGTAATCAGTTTTTACAAACAGGTGAATCAGCAATTGACGATGAGCTATTTGACAAACTTAAAGCTAACGCTCGTGAGCCTGAATTTATTTTTGATGATGGTAAATATAAGCTATGGGAAGAACCTAATCCTGAACACTTGTATGTTGTTGGAGTGGATATAGCTGAAGGTGTTGGTGAGAATGCATCTGTAGTTCAGGTACTTGACGTTACTGATCTTAAAAATATAAAACAAGTTGCTTCATACTGGGATAATCATATATCTCCATATAAGTTCACCACTAAAGTTCATGAGATATTAACACACTGGGGCATGCCTCTTGCTGCTATTGAAAGAAATAACTGCGGTGCTCAAGTAGTAGATAATCTGGCACATAATTATAACTTTAATAATTTTATTTGTTTTTCACCTAAAAAATCTAATATCAACACATATGATAGATTAGGAGTTATTGCACATACTAACACCAAATATAAAGGCGTTATGAATATGAGGTATTGGATTAATGAGCTTAGATGTGTTGAACTTCGAGACATAAATACTATTAACGAACTTAAAGATTTTATAAGATATCCTAACGGAACTTGGGCGGCAAAGAAAGAGCAAGGCGCGTTGGATGATAGAGTAATGTCACTTATATGGTCTTTAATTGCATTAGAAAATAGCGTTACAGAAAGGTACTTTGAAATAGTAGAATTTGACGATAATGAACGTCCAGCAAAAATACAACCGTTGGATTATGGTGTAAGACAGTTTGTTAACCCAACTTCTATATATAGTAATGAAAAATTTGGTGAGGGAGGAACAGGCTCCCCTGTTTATTTCCCTGGAGATAATTCAGATCAAGGTCCTGGAGATGATATTGCGGAGTTAAACAGTATGGGTTGGCATACTTTAGATTCTCCTGAAAGTTATAATGACGGTTGGCAGCATTTAGAGAACGATTTTGATATATACAAACAATAGGAACATAAAATGGCAGATATAGCAAAGCAATCAGTATTAAACAAGAGTAGAGTAGATAAATTTCTACTTTCTTTAACTGTACCTGAAGGTCTCAAGCAATATGCTTCGAAAGTACAGCGAGCTACTGGTGTATCCAGCTATAGTAAAGTGATACCAAATACATTACAATACTCTGTTGAAGGAACTATCGTACCAAGCGTTAACGTACCTGCATCTGATCAAGGATATGACAGGCAAGTAATGAAAGTATCAACCCACACTAGACCAGCTTATGAAGATGTTACAGTTAATTTTAAAATAGATAATCAATTTAACAACTATTGGTATGTGTGGAGTTGGCTAAATATGATCAGTGACGCTAGAAAGGGTGTTTTTAACTTTAGAGATGAATTAAGACAAGAACAAGGTGCAAAAAGAGATAAAGACTATATGAGAGATTATATGACGGATTTTTCTCTTATTGGTATGAATGAATATAATAAAGAGATTATCAAATTTACATATACTAATGCTTTTCCAACGTCTTTAGGAAGTATCAATTACAATTATCAGACAGAAGGTGAAATTCAATCAAGTATTAGCTTCGCTTTCACTCAAATGCTCGTCGAACTGGTCTAATAACGTAATAGTTGTACCTTTTGTGTAATTATGCTTTGTTGAAGGTAATATCCGTTTAACTTTATGAGTTTTATTTTTCTTTAAATTAACTAATGTTGTTGCTTCAAAGTGAGTCTTTTCGAAAAAGTCTCTTTCCGACTCAAATACTAAAACTATAGGGGTTTTTGCTGGTTCTTCAATTCTAACCTTAATAGGTTTATAGTTTTTATGATTTTTTCGATTAGAATTATAAGACTCTGTATGTTTTTTTATGCGTTCCTCTTTTACTGGGGTAGGTGTTTGTTCTAACGTGGTTTTATGTTCAAAGTTTCTTCTTTCCCAATAATAAACATCATCTTTAAGCTCTTCCGTGCGCTTATCATAGATTTCTCGTACTTCTTCAGGATCTTTATCTTTGGTCCAGTCCGTCATATAATTATATAATTCAAACTCCTGGAGAAATCCAACTATTTCTTGTACTAGTACAAAATAATCATCCGGAAACAAATAAATATTTCTAGAAAACGAAAGTTTACAATATTATGGCACGTACAATTCAATCACCAGGTGTAGAAATTAATGAGGTAGATCTTTCCTTGAGACCAGTTATACCTACTGGTACAGATATATTTGTTGCAGGATATGCACATCAAGGTCCTACCGACGAAGCGTTAGAAGTTACCAGCTTCTCCGAATTTGAGCAAGTTTATGGTAAACCTACTAATGCTGCTGAAAGATACTTTTACCATAGTGCAAAAAATGCTTTTAATAGTGACGGTCGTGTTGTAGCAGCACGTCTTCCTTATGGTTCTGGTGGTGGCCAGGGGTTTGATAAAGATTATACAGCTCTTATTTATCCAGTTTATGCGCATGATGCTGATGCAGAAAGTGTATCTCTAAGTGCGCAACACTTGAGCGGTGATGGGTCTGGTTTATCTCTTAGTGCTGCAGATTCTGGTTATGTTCTTGGTAAACCAACTTTGGTAAAAATGAATGAAGCAATTTACCAAAAAGTAGCTGCTGGTGATTTTACATGGTATGATTCCGTAACAGCAAGTCAGACATACTCTACAGGAGCATCTGCTGATTGGGGTAAATCTGCAATGATTGTTCTTAATAAAGGACGCACTACTATTAATGATAAGTATGAAGGTTATTACTTAGGTATTACTGACAGTGCTCAGCTTAATCCTGCAACTAACTTTGATTCTTTCCGCAAGATAGGTACAGTTAATTCTAACAATACTGATGGACATAACATCGACAGTATAACTATACCGTCCACAAGACTACGATTTGCTCTAACAGGTACTCCGACAGATGGTACTGATAGCTTATCCGAAGTTGTTGAAGAAGGTATTACACCATTTGAATTAACTACAACAGAATTTAAAGATACACTAGTTGTTAGTGTTGTAAAAGTTAGACAATCCACGCTTGGAACAGATCCTTTAGTTTTAGACTTTAGTGTAGCTGAAGGTTATGTTGGTTCTTTAGATAGTTTCCGCCAAGTTAACAATACTAACGGTGGCACACCTAAATCATTCTTCTTAGGAGAAGTTGAAGATAGCTCACCAAACGTTGAAATATTAGTTAACCCTCATATTTCTACAAAATCCGGTACTTGGCAAACTGGTTCAGATAATAATCCATCTAAGTTTGTGCAGATGTACATCTCTCAAGGGTCTGGGTCATTTATTGACAGCGGTATTACCGATCAATTAATTACTGAAACATTACTTCCAGCTATTAATGGTCTTGCACCGCTCGGTACATTCCAAAAATCTAATCCTGAGGATAAAGTTATTGGTAATACACCAAATAAACTTAACAGAATCTTTGAAAACAGTACATTAAACAATGTTGAGATTGTTAATGTTGATGTTTCCGTTGAGGGTGGTCTTGGTACAGTTTATGCAACAGCACAAGCTCTTGGAACTGATGGTTTCGATGATGAAGCTAACGTAAACATCGGTGTTTATGGTGATAGTTCCGGCGTATTTAAGATCTCTGAAGGTTTAACTACAGAAGCCGGCGCCCTTAAGCATGAAACTTACCGTGATAGTTATAGATTAGTGTTCAATGAGTTTAAGGACTTTGCTGAACAGAAGCGTAAAGATCATATTCATATTGCTGATGTACCAAGACACTTGTTTGTACAAGGTGAAAACAATAAAGTACTTGATGACAAGTCAAGATCCTTCTCGCAAGCAGTATTTTGGCCGTTAAAACATGTATATGGTGCCTATAACACAAGTTATGCATCAGTATATGGTAACTGGGCAAGAAATTATGATGCAGTTGCTGATAAGTTCATTTGGACCCCGTTCTCAGCAATTGCTGCTGCGACCTATGCTAATACAGACAGTACATTCCAGCCATGGTTCGCACCAGCTGGATTTACAAGAGGTAGATTCTCAGGTGCTGTTAATTTAGCATTGAAACCATCACAACGTCAAAGAGATCTGCTTTACAGAATAGCAGTTAACCCTGTTACACAGTTCCCGAACGAAGGTTTTGCAATCTTCGGTCAGAAGACACTGTTTAAGAAGCCAAGTGCCTTTGACAGAGTTAATGTACGTAGATTATTCTTATATCTTGAGAAAATCGTCCGTAACACGATGAAGTTCTACGTATTTGAACCAAATACACTTTTAACAAGAACTCAAGTTATTAATAACCTTACACCAATCTTTGAAAACGCGAAGAATACAGAAGGTTTATATGATTACTTGATTGTTTGCGATGAAAGAAATAACACACCAGATGTTATTGATCAAAACGAGCTTGTAGTTGACATCTACTTGAAACCAGTAAGAGCAGCTGAGTTTATCTTAGTTAACTTTTACGCAACAAGAACAGGTCAAGACTTTAACGAGCTCTTAAGTTAACCTATAAATAATTAAAACGTTATGGCAGATATTAAACAAAACATCCAGGACTTTTATAGAGTAGCGCAAGAGCGCGACTTCTTGAGAAGTTTTCAATTCAGAATCCTTGACGTATCCAATCAAGGTGTTCCGGTACTGACGCAGGACGATTTAGTATACGCCACCACGGCCTCTTTACCAGCCCGTTCAATCAATACTTTCTCGCAAGCTTTCATGGGACTAAACTTCAACGTACCTGGTACTGCGAGTTATCCTGGTTCTGACGGTTATGCACTTAACTTCAGAAGTGATAGCGAAGCTACTCTTCGTAGATTGTTTGAAGATTGGACTAACTCCATCTTTGATGATGAGACAAGTAGCGGCGATTACAAAATTCATGCTAATTCTACTGTAACATTAGCACTTCTTGATCAAGATATGAATGCGACTCAGTTATATACGCTTTACGGTGTATTTCCAACTAATGTTGGACCGCTTGATTTTGATGTACAGGATGGTGCTTCAATTGTTAACTTCACATCTACAGTTGCTTACCAATATTGGCGTCGTAGAGGACTCTAGTAGAATAAATAATTAAAGATGTTTGGCATCTTTGATATATTTAACAATATTACCACTAGTAATGGTAATGCTATAGCTTCTCGTGATACGTTCATGAACGCATTACAGACGTGGGAGGCTAACTTTGCATTTGATACCTACTATCTAGTAACGTTTGATATACCACCTATTGTTTCAGACAAAACATACAAAGATTATGGTGAGAAGCGCTCTAGTGACGGTAAAGAAGCAATAGACTTTGCTAGAAAACGATTGCAAAATAACCCAGCCTATACTAAAAATGCCGGTTGTATATTTTGTACAGGCATAAACCTTCCTCAAGAGTCAGTTAGATTTAGTTATAACAGTTCAGTTAATAATAGAGGCTTTATCGGCTCACCAATGATTGAAAATCGTGATCCATTCCAACCCTTAGACATGGAAATATATGAAAACAATTTATCTTTTGGAGACTTTCTTCTAAGGCCATGGTCTGTAATTACAAGTCATCAAGGTTTAGCTGCCCCTAAAAATGATAACAAAAGAGTTACTTCT